GCTTAGGGAGGGGAGTCTTGCACTCCCCTTTCTTTTTATATGCTATAAATATTATATCAATATATACTGTTTATTTTGCGAAAGAATTTATATGGACAAAAAGATTATTATAATAGATGATGTTTATACCCAAGAAGAGATAGAAAACAACGAAGCATCTATTATAAATGATGCTAAATGGGAGTATAATGCTGTATCTAACGAAGATGCTTATGGTGCGGAAAGTACAATATTCTTCATTTCCAACAAAGTTAACAGTCTGCTACAACAAAAGATTATCTCTGATTTCCTACTGTCAGCTTATATCCAACATTCTATAAGCATGCCCAAAGATAAGCAAAGTGAAGATAGAGTATATCTAAATGGACAAACATATGGATTAGATGGTCAATGGCATATGGACATAGACTCACCTAATTATTACACTCTTTTGTATATGGTAAATACTGGTGATGTTAGTAACATAGGTGATTTTCAATATATCAATCCATCTAATAAAGATGTTGAAGAAACTATACCTTTCAAGTCAGGAAGATTTGTTTTATTCCCTAGTGATTGGAAACACAGGGGGTTAGGTCCGACAGTAAAAAATAAAATGAGAGTGACACTAGCATATAAAACACTTAAGTTCAAATGAGAGAGAACAATGGCCGCATTAACCTTTGCTGATTTACAAAAAAATCTACCGGGAGGTTCTACTCCTAGATGGACTGTGCTTGTATCCAAGATAAAAAATAAAGAACCATTTTCTTTGAATGGTTCTGGTAGTGGAGTGATTTTGAATTACCTTGACGAGAATATTCAAGACCTATTTGAATCGGGAAGTATTACAAAAATCCAATCACAGTACCGGGGTAAAAATCTTTTTAAAACAGCAAAGGGAGGAAAGCAACTCAACTTGGGTAAGTTGTTCAAGTCTCCTGACTTTGGTGGTGGTAAAGGTTCTGGTGGCGGTGCTGCTGAAACAGAACGTAATGAGTCGGCACAGTGTCTTTATGCCTCTTTAGCTTGTTATGTCTTTAAGAAGCAAATCCCATTAAATGCACCGATTACTAAGCAGCAGTTCAAAGACGCTATGAAGTATTGTAATGTTACTGAAAAGTTTGAAAAGATGTTGGACTTACCTAAAGACTGGCATGAATCATCTATCCTTGGAGCAAACTATTTACATAAGAAGTATTCTTTGAAAAGAAAGTATGAATATCATAGAGGTTCTTCTTTAGTTGATATTATTGAGAATACTTTTAAAAGACTTAACAGTAATGAAAAAGCATTTGGTAACATTAACAAATGGTCGCCAGCTGACATGTATATGTTTACTCAAGCAGGTAAAGATGCTGTTAAGAATGAACTGGTTAAGGTAAAAACTTTACAGCAACTCAATACCTTAATGGTAAAATACTATAAGTCACATGACATTATTGGAGTGTCTTTGAAAAAGATTTCTGGCAATGTAAAAGCAACAGATAACAATATCAAAGATGATGATAAAGTTACAGTTGAATATCTTGGTGAACAAGTAGTTGCTGCTAATAAAGACTCTATCCTTGATAGTATGGACGTATACCTTGAACATTCTAACGGTAGAATACAGTTTAGAAGTTTTGGTTCTGGATCATTAACAGGTTGGCAGGGTGAAGGTAAAGGAACATATGCTAACCAAGGTAAAGTATCTCTTGGACCTACCAACTATATTTTAGGCATTCATGGTGTGGATAAGTTACCAGAAAGTAGAGATTCTGCTCGATTAGCAAAGAACCCTGATACTAGATACTACAGAGATTTCTACGATGCTGCTAAACGAATAAAGGTAAAGAACCTACCTGATACACAAGAAGAGTTTGTTAAACTATGGGAGTCTGCTGATGAACAATGGAGATATTCTAAATACTTAGGTGTATTATTGGTTGATCGTATGCTGTCATTACCTAAAGAAAAGAAAAATAAAGTTATTACAGACCTTTATTTGTATTCTGCATCAAAAGCATCTTTTGCAGGACCATATCTAAAACTTGAATGATTATAAATATATCTAAACAAACTTAATCTCATAGGATAACTGATGGCTAATAGATACTTTGACAATTCACAATTAGCAGAAGCAATCCATATTGCTAGTGGTGATACTAAAGGTGTATCCCATATCAATAAGTTCGGAGCAACAGATGGTGATGTAACTGCTGGAACTATTTGGGATGGAAATGCAGCTGCTGTAATTTACCCCTATCCTGCTAACAGTGTTGTTGCAATCACATCAGATGCTGGTGGTTCTGGGGATAACGGTAAAGCAGTTTTAGTCGAAGGTCTAGATGCTTCGTTTCATGCTGTGTCAGAAACTATTAATGTAGCAGCAACTGGATCAACTGTCTTTAGTCGTATTTTTAGAGCAAGAATGGTTGATGCTAATAATGATGGCGACGTTTCACTTACTATGGGTGGCACTGTTGCAGCAAAGATTATTGAAGATAAAGCACAGACTCTTATGGCAGTATACACTGTTCCTGCTAATAAAACAGGATATCTCATTAAAACTCAAATGGGGTCAGATAAAGCATCTACAAACGCTGCACTGAAGTATACTCTTAGAGCAAGAGACACCGATGATGGAAATGTATTCCAAATCAAAGGTATTTCGTATGCTGCTGGTGGACAAAATGTTTCTGTCAAATATCCTGTTCCGATAAAGTTTGAAGAAAAAACTGACATTAGAATGGATGTAGTAGCAGCAGGTGGTGGACAGACTTGTTCTGCTACGTTCGACTTAATCTTAGTAGATAACTAATGCAATCATTTAAGACTTTCTTCACAGAACAAAAGAAAAAAGGATTCTACCTTCAGTTCGTTAGGACTAAAGGTTATGATGTTCTTCGTGTTAATCGTTCTGGAGACTTGCGTTGGGCAGAGATTCGTGGTAAAAAGGGTTATGAAGGTAATGGATATGACCCTAAAGACCCACTACATAAAGCATTAGATGGATTAGGTAAAGCAGTAGACCTTGGGCAACTTACAGCAGGTGATACTGTGACTATCAATCCTAGACACCCACATGCAAAGAATGCCTTTGCTACAGCAGAAAGAATTATGAAGTCATGATTTCATTCAAAAAGTTTATTACTGAGCAGAAGAATACACATATGACCCATATTGAGGACAAGGTTCTCTATGGTGGTGTAAATGGAACACGGGATGCAATCAATGCTTTGCGTTCTCTGCGTGATATGTTGGCTGGTGTAGATAAAGGTAATGTTAGTGTAAAGTGGGATGGCGCACCTGCTATCTTTGCGGGAACTGACCCTAGAGACGGAAAGTTCTTTGTAGCAAAGAAAGGTATCTTTAACAAGAACCCTAAAGTATACAAGACAGATGCAGATATTGACGATGATGCTTCTGGTGACTTGGCAACCAAACTAAAGTTGTCCCTAAAACATTTTGCTAATATTGGCATTAAAGGAGTTATTCAAGGTGATTTACTTTTTACAAAATCTGATCTTAAATCCCAAAAGGTCGCTGGATTGGATTACCTCACGTTTCATCCTAATACAATTGTCTATGCTATCGAAAAGGGCAGTAAGGATGCAGAAGAAATTAGAAAGGCAGAAATTGGCGTAGTCTGGCACACTACATACACAGGTGATGACTTCGAAAGTATGAAAGCAAACTATGGAGTAAACGTGAAGGCTTTGAAGAAAACACCTAAAATATGGCAGCAGGACGCAATGCTGCGTGACTTGTCTAATACTGCTACTATGTCTGGAAAAGAAACTGATAGAGTTAATGCACACCTATCCCGTGCTGGGAAACTCTTCACTGAAATTTCTGGTTCTACTCTGAGAACATTAGAGCAAAATCAGAAACTTGCACAATTGATTGAACAATTCAATAATACATTTGTGCGTAGTAATACTGTCATTTCTGACACTGACCAACATGTTCGCAATCTTATTAATTGGATTGAAAACAAGTATCAGAAAGAGATTGACAAAAGAAAATCTGAAAAGGGAAAGCAGACTCAAAGAGATGCTTTGTCTAAAACACTGGAATTCTTCTCACGGGAGAATAAAAGAAGTCTTAAAAAGATGTTTGATCTACAAAAGGCAATTGTTTCTGCGAAACTTATCCTTATAAATAAAATGAATAGTATTAAACGTGTTAAGACTTTTTTACAAACCACCAACGGGTTTAGGTCAACTGAACCTGAAGGTTATGTAGCTATTGACAAACTGGGAGACAATGCTGTCAAACTAGTTAATCGCTATGAATTTTCAACAAATAACTTTGACCCAACGATACTTAAGGGTTGGAGTAAATAATAGAGGAACGTTATAAATGAAATATCTTATTTCTGCAATTATGGCTACAACTGTAGCTGCTACTGCGGTTGCACAAGATGCCAGTGAATCCCCGCTTATGTCCAACGCAACAGTAGGTGTAGAAACCGACCTGCAAGGTAACGCAGACTGGACAGTTGGGGCAGAATTGGGAATTGCTGGATTCGGTGTAGATGCAGAATTCAAACTCATGGACCGTGGTGACAATGACGCTGATGACTATTCCGTTGGAGTAGGCACAGGCATGGACCTTGGCTTGGCTTCCCTTGATACAAGCATTAACTATGCATGGGGTGCTACTTCTGGTGCAGACCTTATTGGTCGTGGTGACGGCAACACTTGGGGTGACCTGACTGTTGATCCAGAACTGAAACTTACTCCCGGTATTATCGGTGGTGAGTATGCATGGGTAGGTGCTTCTATGGACCTTGCTTCCGCTGGTGAAATCGACCTTGGTTGGGCCGGTGCTACCTACGGTGTAGGTTATGAACATGCTCTTAATGATCGTGCTTCTGTAAGCATGAGTTACGGTTGGTCTGTAGACGTTATCGACGATGACGATGATACTACTGTCAACGATTGGACTACTACTGCTGATGGACTTAAAGTCGGCGTAGGTTTCAAGTTCTAAAATGATCGGGTTTAAAGACTTCCTCTCAATTACTGAGACTTCCTCTCCTAGTGAGGGGGAGTCTTTTCCCATTTCTGAAGCACTGTCTTTTGCTGCTAGACGTAAGAAGTCTATTGACTTTAGACGCCGCAAACAAAAACTACAAAGACAACGCAAGATTGCTCTCAAACGTCCAGCAACTCTTGATAGATTAAAAAAACGTGGACGTAAATCTGCTAGAGATATCTTGACAAAACGATACTATGGTGGTAAGACTAAGAGTAGTATGAGTATATCTCAAAAACAGCGTGCAGAAAAAAGACTAGATAAAGCAAAGAGAGTAACAGGTATTATCTCTAAGAGACTGTTACCTAGCAAACGTAAACTAGATGTGCAGAGAAGGCGTTGATTTTATGCTTAGTGGATTTAAACAGTATCTAGAAGAAAAATCTTCTGTAGGATATTTTGCATTTGGAAGATTCAACCCGCCTACTACTGGTCATGAAAAATTAATTACAAAAGTTGCTTCTCTTGCTAGAGGCAATGACTATAGAATTTTCGCATCTCAATCAGCAGATGCTAAGAAGAATCCTTTAGAATATAAAACTAAAGTGAAGTTCATGCGTAAGATGTTCCCCAAGTATGCCCGGAACATTGTCATGGACAACTCTGTTAAAAACTTCCTAGATGCTACCATGTATATGTACAAGCAGGGTTACAAGAACCTTGTTATGGTTGCTGGTGATGACAGAGTACAAGAATTCCAAAAACTCCTTACCAAGTATAATGGTGTAGATTCCCGTCATGGTAAGTATGAGTTTGACTCCATCAAAGTTGTGTCAGCTGGTGAACGTGACCCTGATGCAGATGATGTAACAGGTATGTCTGCTTCTAAGCAAAGAGCAAACGCACAGAACAATGACTTTGCAAAGTTTTCTCAAGGTCTTCCCAAAAGTGCATCTGATCAGTTAGCAAAAGAACTGTTCAATGCTGTAAGAAAAGGAATGAACCTAAATGAGAATAAAACATTTACTAGACATGTTATGCTGGAAGCAGTTTCAGAAAGACGTGAGGATTACATTAGCGGGGAACTATTTTCTGTTGGTCAGCAGGTTATCGTAAAAGAGTCTGATGAAGTAGTTACCATTACTCACTGTGGTTCCAACTATGTTATTGTAGAGATGGACGGTAAGAATAAACGCAAATGGTTGACTGATGTAGAACCATTAGAAGAAAAAGTTTCTCAGAACCAGATTGATAGTCTAGAGAAGTTTGCTGATAAGTTACTTGCAAAGTATGATATTGATATTGAGTTTACTAGGCATTTTGTTGACCGTGTAAATGATGCCCGTAATAATCCTGAGATTAAAGTTGCTGAACTACAGAAGTTCTTTAAGAAGGTGCAGAAAGCAAAAGGTAATAAAATCAAAACAATTGGTGATTTCCAAGCTGTTCTGAAAGATGTTACTACTGACCTTAATATTCCTGCTGTTATTCGTAACAAAGGTGATGACTTTGAAGTTACTTTGAAAACAATTATGCGGAAGAAGAACTTCAAGACACCTAATAAGATTATCCAGTATGAGAACAAAGTTGCTCAAGACCCTGATGTAAAAGACAAAAAGGGAACGCAACCTAAGAAATACTTTTCTGGTCTAGCAAAGTCTACCAAAGCATCTAGAGATTCGCACTTCAAGAAAGGTGCTAAGATGGATGATGATAACCCTGCTGCATATGAACCAGCACCGGGTGATAAAGATGCTGAGACTAAAACCTCTAAATATACTAAGAAGTATAAGCAGATGTATGGTGAAGGTGATGGTCTTTGGGCAAACATTCATAAGAAACGTCAATCTGGCAAACCTATGCGTAAACCCGGATCAAAAGGCGCACCTACCAAACAAGACTTTAAGAATGCAAGAAATGAAGAAGTGATGAACGAAGAGGAAAAGAAAGGGTTAGCTGCTAAGGCAGAGAAGTCTGGTATTTCCTTGGGTATTCTAAAGCAAGTTTATAATCGTGGCATGGCAGCATGGAGAACCGGACACAGACCCGGAACTACACCGCAACAATGGGCATATGCGAGAGTAAATTCATTTATTACTGGTGGTAAAACCAGAAGAACAGCAGATAAAGATTTATGGGCAAAGGTAAAAAAATGATCACTTTAAGAGAATTCAAAGAAAAAATGAACGAAGCAAAGTCGTCTAGTGGGTATGATCTTTACCACAGAGACTTTTCTTCTGCTATGCAACATGCATACAAGCATGCTAAGGCAAAACTTGGTGTAGATGTTGATCCAGAAGAGATTGACAGCAAAGTTGCTTCTGGTCCTAGAAAACCATCTAAAGGTAAGACCAACACCTATCGTCTGCTGGATAAAGGTGGTAAGAAAGCAATTCAGGTCCAAGTCTATGGTATGGACAATGGTAAGTATGAACTGAACATGTATAAAGAGTCAGTTGATATTAATGAAAAGATGGACCCAACAAAGCATGTTTCTAAGAAAGGCGACATGTATTGCGTCTATAATAAAGACGGTGAAGAGGTTGCTAAGTTTGATAACAAAAAAGATGCTGATGCCTATGCTATCAAAAACCATGACAAACTGATGGAATATGTAGAAGTAGGTACTAATGCTATTCGTAATACCTATGCTAAGGCAACACCGGGACAAACTAATGAACTTACTGGCACAGACAAAGCAATCGCTGGTGCTGCTTTAGGTGCATTAGGATACGGTGCTAAGAAAGCAGTTGATAGATTTAACCCTACTAAAGTCCGTGATGCTCGTAAAAAGCGTATGGAACGTGAAGCAGAAAAAAGACAAGCTGAGCGTGACATTGCTCAAATGAAACGTAAAAAACTACAGGGCAGCAACTAATGAAATCTTTCAAGTTTTTCTCCGAAGAATTCCTAGAAGAACAAGCAGAAATGCTGATGGAAAAACTTATTACCTTTGGTGGTAAGGCATATCCTAAATTCGGCAACGTGTTAATCATGGCAGGTGGTGCAGGTTCTGGTAAAGGTTTTGTTCAAAGCAATCTTATTGGTATGGAAGGTAAG